ACTTCTCAAAGGTAAGCTAACTAAAGATGGGATCACTAACGACGTAATCTCAGGAGGGGTAAGTGCGAACAAAAGGACGCAAATATTCAAAGCGTTTCAGACTACCGACTCCCCTCGTGTACTTATTATTCAACCACAAGCGGCAGCACATGGAGTTACACTAACGGCGGCTAACACCATTGTCTGGTGGGGACCAACGGCTTCGTTAGAAACCTACGCTCAAGCCAACGCACGAGTCCACCGTTCTGGACAGAAACACCCCTGTACCGTGGTACAACTTCAAGGCCCACCTGTCGAGAAACGAATATATAGCATGTTAGACGAGCGAATCAACGTACATACGAAAATGATAGATTTATACGAAGATGTACTTGAATTATAGATAAAACTACACTATATTATAAGAAACTTAATAAAAGTAGGGGATACTTAACCATGACAGCTACTGTTGTGAGCACACTTGACGATTACGTTACGGCTTATATCAAGCTCCGCGATAAGAAATCTGAATTGGCTGCGGCCTTTGCAGAGAAAGAACAAGAAATAAACCGACGACTCGACATCATAAAGGGTCAATTTCTGGAGCATTGTAAAGATAACGGAGTGGAGTCTGTGAAGACTTCTTCTGGAACCTTTTGGCGCTCTCAGAAAACAAGATTCTGGACGGGTGATTGGGAAGCGTTTAACAACTTTGTGATTAAGCATGAAGCAGTAGACTTGCTTGAAAAACGAATACACCAAGGAAACATGAAACAGTTTCTTGAAGAGAACCCGGAGGCTTTACCGCCCGGACTTAACGCAGATAGTGAATACACCATTACAGTACGGAGGAAGAAATGAGTGATTTTGATAGCTACGTTCCTGTTGAAGAGGTTGCAGAACACCTTTCTGTAAAGGTAAGTACCATCCGACAATGGGTCAACAAAGGGTTTATACCTAAGACGACCTACATAAAAGTGGGGTACACCTACCGATTTAACGTTCCTGCTGTGGTCGAGGCGCTCAAGCAAGACGAGCCAGATATGGAAACCGATCAAATAACAGAACAGTTAGACCTACCGTTTGAAGAAGGTAAGGATGTATGACCGATCCTTTTGACAGTTTGTTAGATGAGTTGCAACCTAAAGTTGTTAAACCTGTGGTAGATACAAACTTTGTTGAAGAGGTAGAAGAGACAGAAGAAGCTACAAGACTACGTTTGAGTATACGTGACGGTGTATTTTGTATAGTAGGTGATGTAGTAGAAGAGTTAGGTAGCGAACCACTCAAAGTAGTTGTAGTAAAAGCCGCTCCGGTATCTCGTATTTATTACGAACAGGAGTATGTAGAAGGTAAAACTAAAACACCTACTTGTTGGTCTTCAGATGCGAACTCAGGTGTTTCATCTACAGCAGTCTCAGAAAAACATCGTCAATCTGTTGCGTGTTTCAACTGCCCTCAAAATATCAAGGGTTCGGGACAGAACGGAAGTAGGGCGTGTAGATTCCAACAACGCATTGCTGTAATGCTAGCGGACGAAGAAGGGATTTTACAACCTGACCATGCGTACCATCTACCGTTACCCGCAACGAGTGTGTTTGGTAAAGATCAGAAGAAGATGGGACTTCAAACTTATGCGCGTTTGATTGATTCTCAAAGTGCTCTGTTGTCTTCAATTATGACTGAGTTAAGTTTTGATGAGGATAGCTTAACTCCAAAACTATGCTTCAAACCTTTTCGAGTGTTAGAAGAAGCTGAGTTTAAATTAGTCAAACAGATGCAAAATAACCCTCACACTAAAAGTTTAGTAAGTTTTATTCCAAAAGTGTACGGAAACAACGGCCCTAGCGTGGACAGCATGTTCGATGTTGTCGAAGGGGAAGGAGTGTATGTGAAAGATGTGTAGTACCAAAACCTTAGCTTTTAAGCTAATGCAATTTTAATTAACCTTAATGAGAGTGCGATAAAATGAAGAAAGAAAAAATAGTACATAGGATAGATAACGTAGAAGCTCTTTACCCCAAGATGGATCAGCCCTACGTGTTTAACAAAAAAGGTGGTCCAAATGGTAAAGGGGGGAGTGATCCTTGTGACGCTCATACTTCAGGTGCGGACTATTCCACTAGCTTTAAAATGACTGGAGCGCAAGCCAAAGAACTTTTAACAGCTATGCACAAAGCCTATAAGGTTCGTCAGGAAGATAGTTGGCCTGAGTTTAAAAACCCGTTTGCCCCAGATACAGAAAACCCTAAACTTTTTGTTGGTAAGGCGAGGATAGATGCTTCTTGGGAAAGACCTCCAGTGCACATTGACGCTAAAAAGAACGACTTGGGTAAAGGCTTTAAGGTAACAAAAGGTAGCACAATCAGTCTGCAAGTAGAGATGCACCCGTGGTACAACGAACGAACTGGGAATGGTGTGGCTTTACGCTTGGAAGCCGTTCAGGTTGTTAAGTTAGCAGAACGTGCAGTATCAAACGTGTTCGACGTTGTTGAGGGGTTTGCTAAAGAAGATGACGATTCCAGTGAAGACGATCTTGAAAGTGTATTCGATGTAGTAACTGAAGAAGAAGAAGAGGAAGTTGTTGTAGAACCAAAGGTCAAAGTGTCTAAGAAAAAGAAAGACGCGCCTAAAGACGATGTTGATTTAGCATCATTACTAGATGGGTTCGACGACTAAAATAAAAACAAGGGCATCTTCGGATGCCCAAACCTCTTTCAAGTATGGATAGCTTATGGATACCAAACAGTTTCTTGGCGCTGTGTTGGGTGGTGAAGGGTACTATTGTGTAGCAGGAAAAAAGAACGAAGGGTCAATGAAACAACAGTTCCATGATTCTTTAGACGCTGTTACCGAAGCCGCAAACAACTTTGATGGACAAGGGCATGATGTTTATTTTGCACTGTCTTCTTTTGCTGATAAAAATCGTAAGTCTGACAATGCACGGGACTTAAAGTCTTTATTTCTCGATATAGATTGCGGGACGGACAAACCTTACCAAACCCAAAGTGATGCGTTAAAAGCATTAAGAACATTTCGTAAAACATACACTCTACCTAAACCTTTTATAGTAAATTCAGGGCGCGGTCTGCACGTATACTGGACGCTAGATAGATCTTACTCGCGTGAAGAATGGAAACCTGTGGCATCACAGCTTAAGGCGACATGTTTACAGGACGGATTGGACATTGATCCCGTTGTAACTGATGACGCGGCGCGACTACTACGTATCCCTAACACACGTAATTTTAAAGGCGAACAGCCATTACCTGTGGTTGTGGTTCTTGAAGGTGATTTAGAGGTAGAGCTTGCTGCTTTTGCAGGTAAGTTACCTGCTGAGTTGATACCAGTCCCTTCTATCAATAGCTCTTCTCAAGAAGATCTTGAAGATATGGAACGGGCCAAAGGACTCTCAAAATATAGATACAATTTTAAAAACATTATTACTAGTACACGTAGTGGTACGGGTTGTGCTCACATAGAACGGGCCATACTTAAACCCGATGAACTAACTTACCCAGAATGGCTACACACACTGTCTATAGCTAAACGGTGCGATACAGATGGAGTGGAGGAAGGCACAACTCCTGCGGTACATTTAATTTCTAAACGTGCAACGAACTACGATCCAGAAGAAACTAGAAAGATTTCCGAATCTATTGAGTACCCACATACATGCGTCAAGTTTGACGAAGACTATCCCGGTTTATGTAAAGACTGTGCTCATAAGGGTAAAATTAAAAGCCCTATAGCTTTGTGTAGCGAAATAAAAATAGCGCAAGATAATACAGAAACAATTCAAGTTCCTGTTGTGCCAGAAGACCCAGAAGAAAAAGAAGCGGGTGTGGTTGTAGAAAGCCCCACACTAAGAGTAAAGACTACAAAAGTAACTGTCCCTGATTACCCTAAACCTTATGAAAGACCTAATGGTGGAGGTGTAGTGCATGTAACTAGTGACGCAGAAGGTAACAGAGAAGAAGCCTCAGTTTTAGATAACACTTTGTATGTATCTAAACGAATGATTGAAGACGGAAAAGGCCCATCTTATGAGATAAGGCATCTTTCTCCTCACGAGGGAGAACGTTCTTTTTTAGCAACTCAGACTGACTTAACTAGTGTAGAAAGCTTTCGTAACGTAATGAACAAAAATGATGTATTAATTGGCTCTGAAGAGGTAAAAAAAGCTATGTCGTATGTAAAAGCTTGGATGAAAAAACTTATAAACGCTGGCCCTGCAACTTATGTTAAGCCTCAGTTTGGGTGGACGGAGCACTGTAAATCTTTTGTATTAGGAGATAAAGAAATATTTGCAGACACTGTTAAAGACAATCCCGCAGGAACACGGACTGCTCAGTATATACCGATGTTTCAGCAGAAAGGATCGTTAGATGAATGGAAAGAGCTGGCTAAATTCTATGGGCAAAAGGGGTTTGAACAGCATCAATACATGTTTGGTTTGAGTTTTGGCTCGCCACTTATGGAGTTTGTATCAGGCATATCTGGTGCTATCTATAACCTTACAAGTACCGAAACGGGAATAGGTAAGACAACAGGTATGTGGGGTGGCGCTTCTGTATGGGGTGACCATAAACAGATAGTGCTTATTGGAAAAGATACAGACAATTCAGCTTGGAATCGTGCAGAGATAATGAAAAATTTGCCGCTTTATATAGATGAAATATCTAACTTTAAA